AGCTAAGCTAGGTAAGCGTAAGGTTTTACCCACATCGTGGAAAAGACTTAATCGTAACTTGCTTGGAGGTTTACAACAAGGCAAATTATATGTAATTGCAGGCCGTCCAGGTGTGGGTAAATCAGCATTTAGTAATCAATTAATATTTGATTTACTAGATAACAATAGAGGTAAAAATCTATTAGTATTATATTGGAGCTTCGAGATGCCAGGCTATCAGCAGATTATGCGTGCTGGTGCTAAAGGTACAAGTAAAGAAGTAAGTGACTTACTATCTGTAGAGCAGAAATTGGAACAAAATGCCTATGAAGCATTTAAGAAAGAAGTTTTAAAATATGCACACTACCCTATATATTTTAATAATGTCCCTAGAGATATGGAGTTTATTAAAAAAGCTAACATAGACATTACAAACAAAAAACCTGATCATACTATTATTAATGTATTTGACCACTCTAGACTTATCTTAAGCGATAAAGAACACGAGTTGCAAAAACTTAATGAAGTATCTAAAGGTTGTATGTGGTTACAAGCTAAGATGGGGAGTATAAATATATTGCTGTCACAATTAAACCGTAACATAGAGCAAGAACACCGTGCTAAAGCACAGTATCAGCCATTGCTTACAGACTTGTTTGGCGGTGACAGTATAGGTCAGGATGCGCATGTAGTTATGATGCTGCAAAGACCAAATGATCTATATGGGATAACTGATAAGTATTGCGGGGAGAACCCTGTAGGATTATTAGCATTGCATGTAGAAAAAAATAGAGATGGCTTATTAGGTATGATACCTTATGAAGCTGAAATGTCAACCTTTACAATAAACGAAAGATAATATGAAATACGGAGAATATAAAAGCAGAAAAGAATGTGCTAAATACATAATCACAGAACTAGAAAGAACTATTAAACTTATGGGGGATTCAGATGGATTACAATCAAGTTTAGAGATGTTTAAATCTCCTAGAGCTAAGAAAAAAGATTTAATTAATAAAAAGCAAGAAATAATAGAAAAATATAAACTATGAAATTGTTTAAAAAGAAACTAGATCAAAACGAAAAACTAATTAAAAATATAGAAAACTATGAGCAAAAAAAGAAAGCTGAACAGCAAAAATCCAAAGTACTGGGACAAAAGCCAGTTAAACGAGCAAGAAGAAAAGAAAAGAGTACACGCTTGCACAACTCCTAACGGATGTAAAGTGTACGCAGTGTGGTACAAATAAAATTATTAAAAATGAATTGGAATAGTAAAACAAAACAATGGACAGAGCTTAAAAGTTTATCTGTTATTAAATTAGCTGTTATAGCTAATAAATTAAAAAGTAAAAGAATGTCAGTAAAAAATATAGCTGAGGTTCTTGATAAAAGTGAAAGTAGAATTAGAGAATACCTTAAAAATGAATAAAACTATGGAGTTACCAACTAAAAAGGTAAAGGCTAGCCGTAAATCGCCTAAAAACATGATAATATATGGTCCACCTAAGATAGGTAAGACAACTGTATTATCACAATTAGATAATTGTTTGATTATAGATCTAGAGAACGGTTCTGATATGGTTGATGCTTTAAAAGTTAAAGTAAACAGTCTTGCAGAGCTTGCTAATTTAGGGAGAGAAATAATTAAGCAGGGAAAACCTTATAAATACATTGCTATTGACACTATATCTAAGCTAGAAGAGTGGTGTGAAGCAGAAGCTAAGAAGATGTATAAGTTAACTGCTATGGGTAAAAACTTTGATAAAAATAATGAAGGTTTGTCAATATTATCATTGCCAAATGGCGGTGGTTATTTATATTTGCGACTCGCTTATAAAAAATGGATTGACAGGCTAAACTTGCTAGCAGATAGAGTTATACTAGTAGGACACTTAAGAGATAAAATGCTTGAAAAGAAAGGTAAAGAAGTTTCTGTAAAAGACCTTGATTTAACAGGTAAAATTAAACAAATGACTTGCTCTAACACAGACGCTATAGGTTATGTCTATAGAGAGGGGGAAGACACTATGATTTCTTTTAATTCTTTAGAAGATATAACTGCAGGCACAAGATGTGAACACTTAAAAGGTAAGACCATGCCTTTAAACTGGTCAGAAATATATATAGATTAATAATTAATTAAACAAAAACAAAATGATTGAAATGAGGAAAACACAAGAAGCAGGAAAAACTCCTGCACAAATTACTGTTTCTATGATCGACCAAGATCTAAAAGACGGTATAAACAAAACAGAAATGGCTGTTAAGTATGGGATTAAACCATGGGAAGTAGATGAGATGTTTAAGCATCCATTGCTTAAAGGTAGGAGACCTAGTAGAAAAAAAGTTTTATCTTTTAGCTTTGTAGATGACATGACTACAAGTACAACAGAAGAGGTTACTGTAGATCCTAACCAAGTAACTTTAGAGCAAGCTATAGATGAAGCTATAGAAACAGTTGAGGAGGTTAAAGATCAAATGCACCAAACTCAAGAAGCTATTATAGATATGCTTAGCCCTACAGAATTTGAGACTCCAGAGGAATCTTTATTAAAAGCTGCAGTAGACACTGATGATGATAGTGAGTTAGAGCTTCCATCTTTTGAAGATACTTTAGATTTAGTAAAAGAACAACAAGAAGAAGAACTAGAAATGGACGATGATACGTTCGAATTATAAACCAATAAAATAGTAAAAATGAATAAAATAGAACAAGTAAGATTAGCAATGATGATTTTAAATACCTGTCAAACTAAGCCAGAAACAGTTGAGGAAACTATGGCTTTGATAGAAAAAATTATCAAGAAACTAAGATTAGATCAATAATTAATAACCAATAAAAACAAATTTAAAAATGGCAATACAAAGTAATGCAAGTACAGAAGAAGTAGTAGGGGGAATAAAGACATTCTCAGGAATAACAAATGTAAACGTAATAGCAGTAAACCCAACAATGGCGGAATTACATGCAATGGACATTAACGTTAAACAAGAACCAAATTATGATGTAGCTTTTAGCGATCAAGAATTTAAAAAGATTGCTTTTTGGCTAGCTAATGAAGATGGTAATTTTAAATTAGAAATACTAGTTAATAGTACACATAAAGAATCTAAGACTGGTAAGTTTCAGTGGTTAAATAATATTGGTCAATCTACATGGTCTACAGATGCTCCATCTTATGAGTGGTGGAAATCTGAAGGACAGAGAAAAGCTTATACAGGCGAAGAAACTTTGATTAATTTTGTAAAAGCATGGGCTAATGTAGCTTCAGGTGATGAAGTATCTTTTGATACTATTGCATCTATTGTTACTGGTGATGTTACAGAAATTAAAGCTTTAGTTAAAGCGTTAGCAGGTAATCAAGTTAGAGTTCTTGTAGGTGTTAAAGATGATAAATACCAGCAAGTATACACTAAATATTTTGGTAGAGTTAAACCACAAAGAGATGATTTATTTGTTAAAGCACTTAATGACGATTATGGTTCATTTAATGCTGATTTTAATGCAGATCTTAAGTGGGGAACACACACTTCAACAGCTGATTTAATTAGTCCTGATGCGCCAGCTGAAGACGAAGACTGGACAGCAGAGCCTGTAATGGCTAATGGTCAAACAGCTGACGATTTACCATTCTAATGTCAATTGCTAGCAGAAGCAGCGAAGATCACTTACATACAGATGTCATACTTAGTAAAATTACTGAGTATGACATTTTTATGTACTATATACCTAGTTTTAAAAGCTTAGGTAAAAAATTTAGAAGTGAACTGCGTGAAGATAATTCACCCACTGTTTCTATTGTAGCTTATAATGGTAAATTATTATATAAAGACTTTGGTAATCCTGAACATACATTTAATTGTTTTACTTATATTAAATATAAATACAATTGTAGTTTTATAGCAGCTTTAAGAATTATTGATTGTGATTTTAATTTAAATTTAAGTTTTAAAAAAGATATTATTAAGTTTACTATGGGGTATATAGGATATACTCAGAAAAATAATCCTAAACTTGTAAAGAAAGATATTATTATTAAGAAGAAAAGGCGACCTTGGAGTAAAGAAGATGCGACTTTTTGGAGAAAATGCTTGGTCAGTAGAAAAATATTATCTATGTTTGCAGTAGAACCGATAAGTCATTATTGGATAAATAGTAGCAGAATTAGTTGTCAATCAATTACTTATGCTTTTAAATTTAAAAATCGATATAAAATCTATTCTCCTTACGAAGTAAAAAATAAATGGTTAAGTAACACAAAGAAAACTGATATTCAAGGTTACAACCAACTCCCAGACAAAGGTGAGCGACTTTTCATTACTTCATCTCTCAAAGATGTTATGTGTTTATATGCTGCAGGTTATCATGCGATAGCTATGCAGAGTGAAATGCAAATACCTGATGAGAAATTAATAAGTGAGCTAAAATCCAGATTCAACACAATAGAAATTTTATACGATAACGATTTTAATAAACTAGATAATCCAGGCCAAACTATGGCTAAGAAAATTTGTGACTTGTATGGTTTTAATAATGTCTGTTTGCCTAAGACTTTTGAATCAAAAGATCCTTCTGATTTAGTTTCTAAGCAAAACAGTTTTAATGACCTTAAATACATATTAAATGACAAGAGATGAAATTATTGAAAAACTAAGAACACGTAAAGGATTTTTAAAAAAAGGAGCACAATGGTTAGCGGATAAATGGGAAGTAGATATAGCTATTATCAAAGACTGTAAAAAAATTGTAACTTCTGAAGAATGGGTACAAGAAAGAATGAATAATGATAATGGCCACGAGTTGAGTCAAAGTCAAGCATTTTCAAAACATTTATTAGATAATGGATTAACTATGGCAGATGTAAAGTCTGTTAAATTTTGGCAAAACTTTCAAGGTGAGCAGAGATATAGTATAGTAACTCATAACCAATGGCATGAACAACCGCAGGTTAAAGAAGAGTTATTAAGTTATATAAAATCTAATTCACATAAAGTTAAAAAGATTAAGTACAATAAGCCAAAAGATCCAGTACTATATGAAATATCATTACCAGATATACATTATGGTAAGATAACAGATGACTCACCAGGAGCTATAGAAGAGCATTATATGCAAGCTATAGTAGATTTACATAGAAAAGCAGACGGAATTGAGATAGATAGATTTTTATTACCAGTAGGTAATGATGGTCTTAATTCTGAAGGTTATTCTAGAGCTACTACTAAAGGTACCCCTCAACAAGATCACATGCTGTGGAGACAATCTTTTAGAGGTTATTGGCATTTAGTTATGAAGTCAATTGACTATTTAGCACAGTTTGCACCAGTAGATGTTGTTGTAGTACAAGGTAATCATGATTTTGAGCGTATGTTTTATGTGGGAGAAGTTTTAGATGCTATGTATCATAACAATAAAAATGTAACAATAGATAATAGTTTAGATACTCGTAAGTATTATGAATACGGAACTAATATGATTATGTTTACTCACGGAGATAAAGAAAAATCTCAAGAGTTACCTTTATTAATTGCTACAGAGCAACCAGAAATGTGGAGTAGATGTAAAGTTAGGGAAGTGCATTGTGGGCATAAGCATAAAGAAATGCTTAACGAATACATGGGAACTAAAGTTAGGTTTATACCGTCTATTTGTGGTAATGATGCTTGGCATAAAACTCAAGGATATGTTGGTACATTAAGATGTGGTCAAGCATTTATATGGAATAAAAATAGAGGGCTGGAAGGGTACCTCCAAACTAATGTAATGAATTATGGCGTGGAAGAGACGAAGTAGTAAAGGGAGATCAAAGGTAAAAAATGCTAAAAAATCTACATACAAAGGACTTGACTTTAAATCTAATTTAGAGCTATATTGTTATAAGCAATTAGAAGAAGCTGAAATATTAGTAGAATATGAAGAACATACATTTACTATATTTCCAGCTACAGTTTATCCTCAAGCTTGTTATGAGGGAACATCTAAGAAACTTTACAATAAAGGAAGTAAAATCAGACCTATAACATATACTCCTGATTTCGTAGATCCCAAAGGTAAATTTATTATCGAAACAAAAGGCTATGCAAATGAGTCTTTCCCTTTAAGGTGGAAGCTGTTTAAAAAACATCTTAAGGATAACAATCACAGATACGTACTTTTTATGCCAAGAAATAAAAAGCAAGTAGATGAAGTTGTAGAGCTTATTAAACAATTATAAGAATTCCCTAATGGTATGGGTCTGTTCTAATCATGACACTGGAGCTATGGATGGGGGTTTGAGTCCCCCATGTTCTTTTAACAAGAGCCCTTCGGGGCTCTTTTTTATTAACCAAATTAAATATTATGAATTACGATAAATTATTTCACCAGTGCGCTGAGTTTTTAAGATGTT